ACTTTCAGCCATGACCCTGATGAATTGCATAGACTCTTTTATACCGGAGCGACGCGCGCGAAGCGTGAATTGCATATCGTAGATCCTAAAAATTTTGATAGGGCGTATATAATATGAAAACAGGAGTTACAAAAAAAGAAAATGATTGTTTAGGAACTATTAATGAATGCAGAGCGATCATAGAATTTTTAGCAAATGGTTGTGAAGTATTTAAAAATGTAAGACAACATGGTTGTGTAGATATTGTTGTTATACATCCTGATGGGACGATAGAAAAATTAGACGTAAAAACTAGGTGTGAAAGAAAAAGAGATGGATCTCCTATTCATCGTTCAAGAACAGATAAACAAAAAGAATGGGATGTTAGATTATATTATATAGATGAAAATCACATAGGACACTACCATCCACCAAAGGGAATATATGAAAAATAAAGTATGGGATAAGCAGCACGGTGGCTCACACTATCAAAAATATAAAATTCAACCTAGTAAGTTTGTAGTTGAGAATGAGTTGTTATATCCTGAAGGTTGTGCTATAAAATATATAATTAGACATCGAGATAAAGGAAAGAAACAAGATTTATTAAAAGCTATTCATTTTATTGAGATGATAATTGAAAGGGACTATAAGTGAGAAGCACACAAATACCTTTGTTTACACCAGAAACAGAGTGGGTCATGCCTGACGAACTTAAAGATCTACGTGGTGTAAAACAAATAGCAATAGATTTAGAAACTAATGATCCACATTTAAAAGAGCTAGGCTCTGGTAATGTGACTGGAAAAGGGCACATTGCAGGCATTGCGGTGGCCGTAGAGGGCTGGTCAGGGTATTTTCCTATACAACACGAGTCAAACGGTAATATGGATAAAAAACTGGTGTTTTCATGGCTCCAGGATATGTTTAATCAAGAAGATACTACCTTTATATTTCATAATGCAATGTATGATATCTGCTGGTTAAGATCAGCAGGTTTAACAATTAAAGGTAAAATTGTAGATACAATGATAGCAGCGTCTTTGATTGATGAGAATAGATTGTCTTATCAATTAAATACATTGTCCAGACATTATGTAGGCATTGGTAAGGATGAAAATATTTTAAATGCTGCAGCAAAAGAATACGGAATAGATCCTAAAAAAGATTTATGGAGGTTACCTGCAATGTTTGTAGGTCAGTATGCAGAACGTGATGCAGAGTCTACATTAAAACTTTGGCAAAGATTAGAAGCAGAAATGTATCAGCAAGAGTTATGGGATATATTTAATTTAGAAACAAAATTATTTCCTTGTTTAGTTGATATGAGATTCAAAGGTGTAAGAGTTGATTTAGAGAAAGAAAATATTACATAAAATCAAAGGTTTAACAGGAATTGACATAGAAATTATGGCAGCTCGAAGCATCGCAAAAGCATTCGACAAATTAAAACTGCCATATGATAGAACAGAAAAAAGTAAAGAGCCAAGTTTTACAAAAAACTTTTTACAAAACCACCCACACGAATTACCAAAAGCAATTGCAGAAGCAAGAGAACTAAACAAAGCACACAGCACATTTATAGATTCAATAACTAAACACGCAGTCAATGGTAGAATACATGCAGACATAAATCAAATTAGATCAGATGCAGGCGGAACGGTGACAGGTAGATTTAGTATGTCTAATCCAAACTTACAGCAGATACCAGCAAGACATCCAGAACTTGGTCCACTAATTAGATCTATATTTATTCCAGAAGAAAAACATACATGGGGTTCGTTTGACTACTCACAACAAGAGCCAAGAATTCTTGTGCATTATGCAAAGTTACAAAACTTAGAAGGTGTTGATGAGATTGTAGATGCATACAATCAAGGTGATGCAGACTTTCACCAGGTTGTTGCAGACATGGCAGGCATAGAACGTAAACAAGCCAAGACAATTAATTTAGGTTTGATGTATGGTATGGGTAAGAATAAATTAATGGCAGAGTTAGGATTAATGAAAGACTCTGCAGAAAAATTAATAAAACAATATCACACTAAAGCTCCATTTGTGAAACAACTAATGGATAATGTTTCACGTAAAGCAAATGATCGTGGTAAGATTAGAACTTTACTTGGTAGAGCGTGTCATTTCGATCTTTGGCAACCGGTGCAATTTGGTGTATTTAAACCTTTACCGTTAGAACAAGCGCGTAAAGAATATGATGAGCCTTTGAAACGTGCATTTACGTACAAAGCTTTAAACAAATTAATACAAGGAAGTGCTGCGGATATGACTAAAAAAAGTATGGTTGCATTGTATGAAAATGGTATAATACCACACATACAAATTCACGATGAAGTGGATATCTCTGTTGAATCTCCAGAAAAAGCAGAACAAATTATTAGCATAATGGAGGAAGCAGTAGAGTTAAAAGTTCCAAACAAAGTGGATTATGAACAAGGAGATAATTGGGGCGATATTAAGTAATGGCTTTATTAAATGCAGATATCCCACCCATTTATTGTAAAGTACGGAAGGAGTATCTTTATGACTTTAAAAAACATCATGGAGAAAGTGAAGAATGTGTTGTCTTTGGGCTTACCAGTATGGCAGGCGCTGCAACGTTATTTCACATTATGCTACCAAATGGTGCGGTCTTTTTTAGATTGCCTATATCAGCGTTTTTCCAAAAACAATTCGATAGAAAACAAGTGCCGGATATGCAAGTTGACGCCCTTCAGCTGTGGAATAGCTTTAGTTATTATCCTAGTGTGCATATGTTTAATTATCTAACATCACAACGCGGTAAATACTTCGGAAAAGATAAAAAATTATATTATGGTGAATATTTGTTCACCATTGACTGGTGTCATCCTGAGAGTAACATTCTGGATACTGAACATAGCGAGATTCCTCACGAGCATAAGTGTGGACATGTTATGGCTCTTGATAATGGTAACTATTCAATTCAACCTAATAATCGTATTCTTTGGAATATTAGTAATTTTACCACAAGAGACGACATACCAGATTATAAGGTCCAAACTACAGAGTGGAACGTCGAGAATAAAGGCTGGATTACAGAGGATACTGACAAAATGTTCTACAAAATAGAAGACAAATAATATATTATACTTCCAAAAAATAAAAATGCCCTATGAACTTAGTAGATTTATTAAAAAAGAATATAGTTATGGTCCCCGTAGTAGCTTCAGTGCTAGTCGGAACGTTCACTGGTGTAAAATATATTGTTAATCTAACAGATACCATCAACGCTAATCAAGCAGAAATACAAGAATTAAAAACTATGGATGTAGAAAACATTCGTAGAGACATGAAAGTATTAACAGATAATGTCAACACCGTTATTGCAAAACTAGAAAGAGCAGAAGGCACTTGGGAGATGGCTGAAAATTTATACGAAGTTCTAGCTGATAAGGTTAGACAAATGGAATACGACATCAAAGATTTAAACAGAGAAATAAACTATTAGGATGAACCATGGAGATTGCCAGGATGGATTACAGATTTACAGCAATACTAATTATTCTAATATGTTTGTTAACTTATTTTGGAAACCCAAACAAAGCTCACGGACGTAACGAATATCTTAACGATGGCAGCGCTCGATGTGGTGAAGTAGATGTGTCTGTATCTAATCGTGATTATGATTATGATAATTATGATAATAGTTGGAACGAAAGTAATTCTCAAGAAGTAAGATTATCATTCAGAAAATATTTAGGCACAGACTGTAAAACATCAAAAGAAAACGCACAATTAAAACAACAACTTGAGTTGATGAAAATGTGCAACAAAGTAAATAGAAATCCAAGTCTTGCACAAAATGAAAACTTTGCATTGTTAGTATCAAAATGTAGAGGGGTGGTGCCACAAGTAGATGAAGTAGAAACTATGCCTACAGGCAGCCTTTGGGATGAATTAAAAGACGATTACATTAAAGAAAACCCAGAATCTAAGACTTTAGATAACAATAACAGCACATTGAAAATGCCGCCAGATGGGTATATACTACCAAAACCAAAACCTATAGATGAGTAAAAAACCATTAACAATATCGGACGAGGCCAAAGTGCAGATGCCTATGAAGACGGTTGCTAGCTTGATCGCGCTCGTCGCAATCGGCACCTGGGCTTATTTTGGAATCAATGAGAAGCTCAACCAACACAGCACAAAATTAGAATTGTTTGAAAAAGATTTACAACACAACACAGAGTTTAGAATTAAATACCCACGGGGAGAACTTGGTCAGTCTTCTGGAGAAGCAGAGCTTTTCATGTTGGTGGAGCACATCGCAGGATTATTAGACGAACTAGAAGTAGAAGTTAAGAGTATGAGAAACAATGCAGTAAACATAGAATTTTTACAAGAGAGAACAAAAAAACTTACAGAAGACGTAGAAAAATTAATTAGAAACGGAAATGGTCACCAATGATAGAGATTGTATTT